CTTCTAGTGTCATGGTTGTTTCTCCTGTCGTTAATCTTGCGGACTATGCCGCCACCTTCAAAATCCCAAACACGACAACCAGCATCGCCGCAGTGACAGCCAAGACGGTGCGCGTTGGCAGGTCCCAGGCGTCCGGTTTAATGCTGGTGCTCTCAGGGATCAAGTCATCGCGACCGAATGTGTAGCCGCGCTTAGTCCAGTAGCTCCAGTAGGCTAGCTGGCGTTGAGTGCAGCGGGTGGCTTGGATTGGCATGGTGGTGGCTCCTGTCGTTTCGTTCCGCCCAGTATTATCGCAAGCCAGCGACACGTCAAGCGGTTATCTTACCCATTCCAGCCTTGAGCCGAACACGCACCAGCACACATGCCAGGCGTCTTCGTCTGGCTCCAGGCCGCCCATGGTGAAGGGTGGCAGGCCTTTAACTTTGACTTGGTAGTTACGCTTCATAATCACCCCGCCACAATAACCCCATTAGCCCGAACCTCTAACGCAGCTCGACCGCGAGCCAGTCGCAAAGGTTCGCGACCTGCAATGCTCCAGCCTTGCGCTAGCAGTTCTTCAACCCTGGCGCGGGTCGCGTGGTGTTTTCTTGTGCAGTTGGTCATTGGTGACGCTCCTTTGCGTTCAATACTTCGCCCTATCCAACACATAACAAACCGTGTGGAAGTTAACGCCCGTTTCCTCTGCCAGCTTGCGGCGCGTTAATCCTTTGCGGTTCTCGCGGATTACTCTGACCTGTTCGTCGGTTGTTTTGCGGCGGGGTTGGCCGGCGCGGGGGTTGGGCATGGGTTAGTCGTCCTGATCCTCGAAAAACTCCGAAACATCCGGCGACTTCGGCCAGTTGGTAATCCGGCCCGACTCATCAATGCTCAGAATCACATAGTCGCCGTAATCGCCAGGCACAACGCCGTGCGGAACATAGCCATCCATGCGCGCCAGCTCTTTGCCTTCTGCGTCCAACAGCGAATACAGGCCGGCATCGCAAACCTTGACGTGCATTTCTCGGGCATCACCTTGTGGCCAGTCTTCAATCTGCCCGCTGTCAATATCGACCTTTGCGCGCCATTGGGTTTTGGCTTCATTCAGCAGCGGGAAGTCGGTCGGCAGGTTATCGTCCTCGTTGTCGCCGACATAGCGCGGCTCAATGTCGATAACGCACCACTTCACTTCCACTTCTTGCTTGATTCGCTGGATTGCTTTCATCTCAATCACTCCACTTTCAAAAGGACTGGGCGGGGTTGGGCCGCCCGGTTGGGGTTAGATCATCAGCGTGGGTTTAACGCCTCGCCGTGTTCTTTGTGCCAGTCGCGGTGATGCTGCGGGCATAGCCAGCGGACGTCATAGATCCTGTCGTAGTCGTCGTGATGGCCGTGAACTCTGGCCGTTGAGCCGCAAATCTCGCACGGTTTTTTGCTTAACTTCCCGTCACGAACAGCGTTTCCAATCGCGACCTGGGCCGCCCTTTTTTTAGGGTTTGACGCCATCCAAGCAGCCTTAGCCTCTGCGCCGGCCTTTATACCCTCTGGCGTTTTTGCATAAGCCTTCCTTGCCGCGACCCGCTTAGGCTGATTCGCCCTGGCGTCATCGTATGCCTTAGCGCAAGCCTTACACTTTGAACTAAGGCCGTCTTTTGAAGCCTTGCGAATATGATATTCAGATGCGTCTTTTTCGGTTTTGCATGTATTGCAGTATTTCATGATGGACTCCATTGCTAGAGGCCATCTTAACATATTGAACGGTATTTCACATCAAAACGGTATTTCTTCATCGAAGCTGTCTGGTGCCGGTTGTTGCTCGACTTGGCGCGGTGCTGGCTGCCGTGCTGACTGTGGAGTTGCTGGAGCTGATCGCGCAGCTGTTTGCCCTTGCTGTTGGCCATCGCTCGCAAACTTGATTTCAGCACAACGGCAAACCAGTTTTGCGCCTTGGCTGCCGTCGCCTTTCTGAAAGGTATCGACGTGCAAGTCAGACCCAACGAAAAACACTTGCTTACCCTTGATCAGATACTGCGCCAGCGCCTCGGCTTGCTTGCCCCAAAGCGTGACCTCGTACCACTGGCAAGGCTTCTTGCCGTCTTGACCCTTGCGGCCATAGTCAACAGCCACCGGAACGCTGCACACGGCATCACCTGAGCCGGTATAACGTAGCTCTGCATCACGGCCAATACGGCCAAATTCTGAAACTGGCATATCTATCTCCCTGGTTATGCGGCCAGAACTTTGGCCATTCGATCTTCTAGCAATTCGTTGAATGTGGCCACGCGCTCGGCCAGCTTCGCAATGTAAGTCTCATCCCGATGCATGCGCTTAACGAAAAGCGGCATGCCTTTCCAGTAGCTTACAAAGTCAATCCACTCGCGACCTGAAACGTATAGACCGCCCTGGCATTGTGCGACGTGCTCTTTTGGAACCTCGCCAGCTAAAATTACGCTAACTTGAAATTTAGGGAGCTTTGACTTTATTTCAGTCAGTCCCATATCACCAATAAGGCCATCAGGCGAGTATCCAATGCCGTGATTAAGGATTATGGCCACTTCCTCTACCTCAGCCTCTTCGCGGATTTGGTACAGGTCACGCGCCAGCAGTTCAAACTCTTTGCCGCGCTCGGTTGCGCGAGTCGAGAATGGCAACTCTGCCGCCTCTCCGGTAATGCGCTCGCCAATCAGCTGATCCATGTACGACATAGCGCCAGCCCCAAAACCCTCCGGGCCTTTACCATTTACCAGCAAGCAATCCAGTTCAGAGCATGTGACTATGCCAAGGCGCAAGGCCAGCCAATCGGCTGACCCCTGCTCAATTTCTCGGATGATCTGCATTATGCTTCCCCTTTGTCTCGCTTAACTGCCTTTGCAAGCTGAGCGCAAACCTTGTCATGCTCGGATTTTTCGATTGATTCCGGCTCGCCGTACAGCTCAATAAATTTTGACTGGGTATCCGGCTTGCACTCGGCTAGCTTTGCGCGGATTGACTTGGCTTGCTGCTCGGTGATGCATGCGCTTGGAACCGCTGCGTATCCGTCATCATCCTCGCCGCGCGTTGTGATGTTTAGCATGGCGCACATCACATAGCGCTTCCCGTAGCTGACAGAAGACGCGACGGCCTGCACGGCGTTTTTACTTCCGCTTGTGTCGCTTGGCAGAAGCATGGTGGTTTCTTCGCGATGCCCTGCGCGGTGCATAAGGATGCCAGTCACGCTAATGCCGCCCTGAGCATGCTCAACCTTGAACGACATGGCGAAGCCGTAGCGCTGCATGATTGGCTTGATTACGTCGTTAATGTCTTCAAGCGTTGCGTATGTGATCTTGTTATGACCGGCCCCGCGCTCTGCAATGCTTGGAATGTCGCACTGCATAGAAGCCAGCGCAGAGTTAAATTCAGTCTGCGCGCTCTTAGCCTGCATGCGCTCATGCATGGCCATCAGGCGCTCCATCTTTTCAATATCGCACTGAGGATCAGCGGCGGCGCGCTGGATCACTTGAAGAATGGTGGTTGATTCGGTTTGCACGCTAACCGCCTGGTCTTGGTGCTGGATTAGTTCGCCCATCTTTCTTGCTCCTGTCAGTATTTAATCGAAACGGCTGGTACAGAACCGGCTGCAATCATCTTGACGATTGCTTTGGCCTGCTCTTCGGTTACGCCTGCCTGCATGACTGCCTCTTTTGCTGCTTTCAGGATTGCGCCCTTGTGCGCGCGGTCGGCCTCGCGCGCTTTGGCTTCTGCCTCAATCCGCGCGGATTCGTCAACCTGACGCTGGCGCTCTGCTTGTTTGGAGCGCTCAACAGCCTCAGCCTGGCGATTCTCTGCATCTATACGATCAAGCTCAGCCTGTTTTTCTGCTGCAATGCGGCGCTGCTCGGCAAGCTCTGCGTTTAGGCGCGCCTGCTCGGCTGCCGCTTCGGCGTCGCGCTTTGCTTGTTCGGCTTGGCGCTGCTGTTGGGCTGCCTGCACGATCAACTCAGCTTCGCGGCGCGCCGCTGCATCGCGCTCGGCTTGGGCGCGTTCTTCGGCCTCGCGGGTGGCGCGCTCTGCCGCTTCTTGTGCAATGCGGTCGCGTTCCGCCTGGGCGTCACGTTCTGCCTGCTCAGCCTGGAACTTTGCGATAGCTGCCAGCTCGGCTTCGTGCTTTTCGCGGATCACCAGAGCCTCGCGCAATGCGGTAAGCGCCTTGTCTTTTGTGCGCGCGGCTTCGGTCTCGAACTCTTCCCATTCAGGGCCTACTTCAACGCCTTCAATACAGGCGATATTTGCTTTCAGCTCGGCAGCGTCAAGGTCTCGGCACTCAAGGCGCAATTTCATAATGTCGATATTGCCTTGATGGCGGGCAACACGCTCGGCCTCTTCGGCCTCCCACTCAGCCAGCGGCGCGCGCACTTCGTCTTTCCAGCTATCCAGCAAATCCCGCATGCGCTTGCGTTCGGCGTCGATCTTCTTCGGCACCTCTTTAAGCTCGGCAACCAGATCCTTACCCACGTTATCAAGCGCTGTTTTCGACTGCGCCACCTTGTAAGCGATGGATGCAATCTCTTTACGTCCCTTGGCTGTCGAGGTGTCCGGCACAAACGATTCAATCTCTGCGCGAATTCTCGCCAGGTACGGGTCAAGCCCCTGCTCTGCGCTGAATACCTGCAAAGCGTTTTCCTTTGGAACGGTTACTACTTCGGTTGTTGCGCTCATCTGTCCTACCCCTGTCTGCTGGTTTGGTGTTGCTCATGATAGGCACGCATCCTTTTTGTGTCAATTAGCTTGTTAAAATAATTCAAAGCGCTATTATTGCCAAAACCAAACAAGGAGACACCAATGCGCACAGACGAAACCATCGCTTACTTTGGCGACCAGACCGCCCTGGCGAAGGCAATCGGGATCAGCCCGGCAGCGGTAAGCCAGTGGGGTAAAGAGGTTCCAATGAGCCGACGCACATCGGTAAGGCTGGCTATGCGAGAGCGCGCCGACCTACTGGAGAAGGAAGCCAAGCGCATCCGTAAGGCAGCAAAGGATATTGAGCAATGAGCATTGGATTTATTTACATGGCAAGCAATGCAGCCATGCCAGGGCTTTACAAGATCGGGTCAACAGCGCGCTCGCCATCGCTAAGGGTTCGCGAGCTTTCAGCGCCAACGCCTGTTGCCGAACCATTCCAGCTTGAGTATTTCGCAGAGGTGAGCAACCCGGGGCTAGTCGAAAAAGAGATACATCGGCTGCTTTCGGATTTTCGGCCTAACCCATCGCGTGAGTTTTTCACGATAAAGCCGTCCGATTTTTACGATTGGATTTATCAGTGCGACATCGTGATGACCGAGTGGGCGGGATGCGATGCGTGCTACCAGAGCAAAAGAGGGATTCCAATGGTTCCTTACAATCTGCCAACCAATACGCTTTCCCAATACCGGGAGTAGGCAATGCACTACTACAGCCACAACATTGGCGACTACCGGCGAGACACCAACCACCTGACTATTTTGGAGCATGGGGCATATCGTCAGCTGCTAGACACTTATTACCTGACCGAAAAGCCTTTGCCTTTGAATCATGCGGGTCTTATGCGAACGCATTGCGCTCGCAGTGCGGATGAGGTGCGAGCAATTGAAAACGTGTTGAGAGACTTCTTTGTTGAGACAAAAGAGGGGTACATACATAAGCGTTGCGACGTGGAAATTGAAGCGTTTCACGCTAAATCAACAAGCTGTAGAGAGTCGGCAAAGGCCCGCTGGGCAAGGGTTAAGGCTGAAAAAGAAGCGGAAGCAATGCGAACGCATAGCGAAGGCAATGCTAACCATAAACCAATAACCAATAACCATAAACCAATAACCAGTAAAGCTATTGGTGCATCCGCACCGGTTGATGGTGCTTTCGAGCTGGCATGGAAGGCTTATCCAAAGCGGGAGGGGGCCAACCCAAAGAACAAGGCTCTAGCGGCATGGAGTGCGCGGATGAAAGAGGGCGTGACTAGCGAGGCAATGCTGGCCGGGGTTATGCGTTATGAAGCGTTCTGCAAAGCCAAGGGCAATGTCGGCACCGGCTACGTTATGCAGGCCGTTCGGTTCTTCGGAACTGAGCGCGCATTCGACAACGAATGGTCGGTTTCAAAATCAGCCGGGAAGCCTAACGGCGTGCACCACGGCTTTGACCAAATTGATTACAACGCGGGGCTAGTGCTCCGGGAGGATGGTACGCATGGACTTTAAGCAAGAGCTTGATATTCAGATAGCGACAGCGGTATGCGAAAAGCACGGCGAATTTGAGCAGAAATCGTTTCAGATACCGATGTTCAAGAAGCGCACCTATTCGCATTGTCCAGAGTGCGAGGCTGAGCGAAAGGCCGAGGATGAAAAGCGCCAGCGCATGCAAGAAGACCTTATTCGACAGATCCGTTTGCGCGAAAAGCTCGGGGCTGCTGCCGTGCCTAAGCGTTTCGACGGAAAGCGCTTTGATGATTACCAATGCGACACGCCAGAGAAAACAGCGGCGCTTGGTAAGTGCAAGGCATACGCAGAAAGCTTCAAAGAGAATTTCGATGTTGGTCGAAACCTGATCTTAATCGGCACGCCAGGCACCGGGAAAACCCACCTTGGAACAGCAATCGCTAATTACCTAAACCGTGAAACTGGCTACACGGCCGCATATCGCACCATTGGTGGAGTTCTCCAGGCCATTAAGCAGACTTTCAACTCAAACGAGGGCGAGTGTGAGGCTGGAATCATTAACGGCCTTGCGGGCGTTGATTTGCTGGTGCTGGATGAAATCGGCGCAACCCGAGAAGCCCCGAGCGATTTCGAACTGTCAACCATTTTCGCAATCATCAATGGCCGATACGAAAGCGAGCTGCCGACCGTGATTATTTCCAACCTGTCAGCCGAGGCGCTGACCCAGGCTATGGGTGATCGCTGCGTTGATCGACTTCGGGAAGGCTCTCCGGTAGTGGTTCAGTTCAAATGGGAATCGGCTCGCCGGGGTATCGCGTGAACTGGTCGCAGGCATCGCCTTGGCTGATGGTCGGCGAGCATTCCTACAAGGTCGCAAAATTCAAAGCCGAATGGGATACGGTTTACCGCGCCAGCTTTCGTGGCCAGTTCCTCGGGTCGGTGAAAGACAGCGCCAAAGATGCCCAGCAGGTATGCGAAAACCACTGGGCGATAAGCGGGCAATTTGAAAAGCCGGCTGAGCCGGTAGAGGGTGATTCAGATGAGACATAGTTTTGTTGCCGCTTCAAGCGCGCCGACCAAAATCCAGAGCAAGGCAGCGGTATCGACGCTAACCGACCAGCAGTGCAAAGAGCTGCGCGCGCTGATCGATTACCGGTCCTGGACGCTTCCGATGGTTATGGATCGGTTCGGCATCGACAAGAAAACTGCGCGCCGATACGCGACAGGCGTAACCAAGCCGATGATTTACCACGATGAGCGGGATTTGCCGGAGGGGTTCAAATGACAATCACCAGTAGCATTCAAATCGTTTACTACGCGCCAACCAAGGGGCGGCGCTACCTGAGCAAGTATGCGGCGATTCGCGCAGAGGCTCGGGCGATAATCGAGAGGCATATTCCGAGCGTTCGCCCGTGCCCGTGCCGCCCTGAGTATTGCGGGATGTGCCGTGACCCCGGCTGGAATCTTGAAGAGGCTCAGCCAGAACGCCACGCCCGATACATGCGGATGCTGACCAAAGCACTAAAGAGGACGATGGAATGAGCCTAGAGCAACGCCTAACCGCCAACGCCCTGCAAGCGCAAGGCTTCACAATTTCCACTGGCGCGGCTGGGGTTGTGGCCGTGCGGGGGAATGACCATAGGGTTATTTGGGCTGATGGATCACAACATAGAGCGACTGGAGCGAAACGATGAATACAGATAAATTCGTCAAGGCATTGGCGCGGCATGAGCTGGCTCGGCAGAAGGTTGATGCGCTGAGCCGGCGTATCGGTGAAGCAATTGAGCGCTGCCCTGTCGTGATCAAGTCAAACGACTGGACTATTTCTAATGCAGAGCGCGCAGAGATTTGGGACGAAAAGAAAGGGCGCCACAAAACTCACCTATGGCACGCTTTCTCGGATACGACTCCAAGTGATTGCGGACATGGGATGCGATTGCTTGACGATGACGAGCAGGAAGAACAACTGCGCCCGCGCAACGGCGGTTGCAGGCATTGTCTGCGCGCCTGGCGATTAATTCTTGACCGCAGGATTGAGCGCCGCGAGCTTGGATATGCTCGCCTTTCTCTGCGGTCGCTTGGTCGTCAAGCATTGGCTATGGTGGCCGCTGATGAGTGAGCTACCAAAGGCCCGCCACTTCTTCGCGCCAGGCTCAAACACTGTGCGCGAAACCATGGTTAAGGCGTTCAAGTGCGCAGAGGCTCTATCCCATGAGTGAAGAAATCGAGCGCCCGCTAACGTTCATTCGGGACAATGCGCAAAAGTTCGCGCAGGCGAAGTCTGATCGCGTTTATCTGGAGCAATTCAGGAAAAGCAAGAAAGCCATGCTGTTCATCCAGGCCGAAAAGCACGGCGTCAAAACAGTTGCAGAACGCGAGGCATGGGCATATGCTCACCCTGAATATCTGCAAGTGCTTGAAGGCTTGCAGGTGGCGGTAGAGCTTGAGGAAAAGCTGCGTCTTTTGATTGAGGCCGCAAAACTCAAGATCAACCTTTACCAAACCAGGCAAGCCGATAGCAGGGCGGAAAGGAAGGCATATGGTGCTTGAAGAGACTTGGAGAGATTGCAAGCAAGACCTTGGGTATGAGGTTAGTAGCTTGGGCCGGGTCAGGGGTAAGGCCAGGGAAACAACGCAGATCGGGCGAGGCGGGAAAGAATACAAGCGGGTTTTGCCAAGCCGAATAATCAAGCCTTGGGTTATTAAGAACACCGGGTATTTGCAGGTTCAGCTTTCAAATCGGAAAAAGTTTTCAGTCCATCGGCTTGTTGCTTCGGCTTTTTGTGATGGCCAAGACGAAGGCTTATGCGTTAACCACAAAAACGGAATACGCACCGATAACCGGCCTGAAAACCTTGAGTGGGTTAGTTGGAGTGAAAATTGCGCGCATGGATTTAGAGAGCTTGGCCGGGTAAATCCATACAAGGGAAAAACAGGCGCAAGCCACCCGACTTCAAAGCCGGTTATTTCCAGAAACCCAGAAAACGGAGCTGAGGTTTATTACGAAACGGCACTACAGGCCAAGGCAGATGGATTTGACAGCGGCTCAATTAGCCGGTGCTGCAAGGGAAAATCAGGGATGCATAAGGGGCTTGAGTGGAGATACGCAGAGCGTGGGGTTGTGTGGTCGGATCGGGCCAGGCAGGAAATCGTAGATGATTGGGAGAGCGCATGAGAGTTATCAGCCAAAAGCTACGCGACAGCGCACGCGGTCAGGATTGCACGCTGCGCATTGCAGGCGTTTGCAGCTTCGATTCATCGACAACGGTTCTCGCGCATTTACCGTGCGGCCAGAAGGGTATGGGCATGAAAGGACCGGATATGATCGCGGCATTCGCTTGCAGTGCCTGCCACGACTCCGTAGATGGTCGTAGCGGCGTGAAAGTCGAAGAAGGCGACCTTATCCGGGCCTTGGCAGAAACGCAGCTCAAATGGCTTGCTATGGGCCTTTTGACAATCAAGGGGATGAAATGAAGCCGGCCAGTGAGCACGACGAACAAAAGGCGCTTATTCGCTGGTTTGACCTGCAATACCCTGAGCTGCGCGGACGGCTAGCGGCATGCCCCAACGGTGGGCAGCGTAACGTGATCGTGGCGGCGAAGCTCAAGGCGGAAGGCGTACGGCCAGGCTACCCAGATTTGAACCTGCTGGTGCCGCGCCATGGATTCGCGGGGCTATTCATCGAAATGAAGCGGCATAAGGGTGGAAGCCTAACGGCTGAGCAAGCGGGATGGCTTGAGTTCCTGAATACCCAGGGATTTATGGCCGTTGTGTGCAAAGGCTTTGACGCCGGGCGCGAGACAATCGCCGGATATTTGAAGGAATAACCATTGACGCACTATCGCATTACGCGCTAAGATCAACAAACACACAAGCAGGCAGGGGTTGGGCAGATGAAATTAGTGGAATTGCTGGCGCGTGAGTTGAGGGAGTGGCCGGAAGATGGCGTCCCAGTTGTGGCAGTGGTACAAGACCCTGACATGATGGCTTACGTCCGCCCGCATGATGACGCGGATGAATTTGCGTTCCGGCAAAACGAGTGGATTGGCGTCTGGCATAACTTGGCCACTGCGCTACCGCTGCCTGACCTAGCCACCGACCACGCCACCGCCATCGTCACCCGCGCCGACTGGGAAGCCGAGAAAGCGCGTATTGCTGGGAAGGTGGATGGTGGGTGGAAGCGGCATAAAGGGGTAAAGCAGCCTGTTGCTGATGGGGTCAAAGTCGAAATACGTACGCGAGGCGGTGATTTTGAGGTTTGCTCGGCTGATGGTTTTGCTTGGGGTGCGAACGGAGCCGGTCAGATAATGGCCTACCGCATCCACAATCCAGCCGAGCAGCCAGCAATCGAGCCAGCAGTTGTAGAAAACGTGCAGGCTTTCAACGCTCATGCTGAGCTGCTTTACGACCCCGTAGCGCAAGGCCCGCTCCAATGGCGCGACCGCATCTACGAACTCGACACCCAGCGCGCCGAACTCGAAGCAACGTATCAGCGCCAGATCGGGGAGATTGACGGGGAGCGTGGGGAGTTGGTTGCGCAGCTGAAGTCTGAGGGGTTGGCGCTGGTTGAGGTGACAGTTCAGCCGGTTGAGGATATGAGTGATCCGGTGAATTGGCGCAAGGGTGACTTGATCACCTTTGTCGAAGAAGATAAAGACAGCTGCTTCACCACTGGAAAGCAGTACGTTTTCGAAGATCTGGACGGTTATGGCTCTGCTGGCGTACTGGCTGACGACGAAGGCGACGAAAACGGTTGGGCTGTCGAATACTTCAAGTGGCATTCGCGCCCCGGCAAGTAGTGGGGTAGAATGGGATTGTGGTGAATGCGTAGGCTGATGCGCGAGCCAATACGAAACGGTTACTCTTCGCCGCAGTAGTTAGGTCTTCGAAATGCCGGGATCAGCGCCGGCCACCACGCGGCTCCGGGTTATGCCTCGAGGAATACACGGCCAAGACTGGCGAGACTTGATCCCGCTGGTCTGTTGGGAGCCTAACGCATAGGATTGACCGGCCATACCAGTCTGTATTGGAGAGTCTGTGCACGGAGCTACCTCCTGAGGGGTGCCAGTAAACGTAGCCGTGGTAACGCAGATTCCCCAATACAGAACATGGCGAAAGCCGAAAGGATAGGCGCAAGCCTTTGAGGTAGCCTGAACCAACAGAAGCAATCAGGTAATGGAGTGGCTATGCCTAAAAGACCGCCCGACTCGCATCCGCTATAGTGCGTAATCGCAACAGGGGTAAACCCTAG